GGGCTGTAAAAGTAGTACCCGTTCCTATATCTGTATATCTCCAACCCCCGTGAGGGGTGATAGCTTCCCACGATCCACTACCCGCACCATCTGCCACATATATTTCATTAGCAGAAGCCGTAGCTACTCCTTTAGGTTCGTGGATTTCTGGATCAGTTATATTTGAATGCTCTATTGTCATTTCTTATCCTATTTAAGAAAAGGGAGGCCCGAAGACCTCCCAATCTATTACTACGGACGAGGAGGCAAGTACTCTACAACAATCTCAATCGTACCAGAAATAGCAGTCATATTGGTAACGTTATCAATTGCAAGAGCACAAACCAGTTCGCCAGGTTGAGCACCGATACTTACAGTTTCACCAGGAGTAGCCGCAGTGCCATAATCCGGCACCAATGCCGCACTACCACCTTGCAGATAATCCCCAAGAGTCTGAGCAATATCATTAGATGCGATAGTTAGAGCGCCATCAGTAGCATCTATCAATCCATCCACATCAATTGCCGTACCCGGAGAAGCACCAGTAGCCGCCTGCTCCAACCCTACAGTAAAAGCAGCAGAAGTAGCAGCCGTACCACCAGTAGTAGCCAATGCAGTTACAGGAATCAATCGGCAACTCAATACATTGGAGTAAGCAGGAATAATATGTTCCATACCTTCCGTAGTAGTTGAATCGATAATTGTATTGGTAGTAGAGGGGGCACCAGTAATAACTTCTGCCAAATCTACTTTCCAACGCGCAGTAACTACACCATTTAAAGCAACATGAGATCCGCCAAAAGACGAATTAACTTTACGGGGGCCATAATGGTTGCGTACATTTAACCCCGCACTATTTTCAAAACTCATTATAGCCTCCTATTAATAAGTTGTGTCGTCAGTTAAGAGAATGCCCAAAGTATCTAGGCGCTGAGGACCAAGGCCAAAACGAGAACGCACAATAAACTCATCACGAGCCTGATCTTTATTACGACCAGATTCGGTAGTCGGCATTTGCCGCCATGCGCGCATAATCGGTTTGGTATTGTCGTCACTAACACACATAAATACGTTTGCAACACCGCCAGTAACCGTAACTGAGTTTACAGTTTCCGAAGCAACTTTTTTCAGTCGGTTAGAAGTATAAACATCAAAGCCAAAGATATTACGAACAAACTTATGTTCACGAGCAAAGCCAGAAGTGACCAACCCCTCGAACATCGGATTGTAAGCAATAGCATTAGCGGTTGCTACCATTTCATTAATTGTAGCTTCTACAACCGGATCTACCAAAGCGATTCGGCCAGCAGCCGGAACATTAGCTTTGTCAAAACCAAGCTTCATACGTACAAAATCATCCAAAGATACGATCTGACCAGTACCGGAAGCCACGAAACGGTGGGCGAACCCGTTGATGTTATTTAAAGCGGATGCTGTTTGAGCATCATTACATTCAGCCAAGAAGCGAGTTTCAAAGTATTCTTGCAAAGCGCGGGTTGCTTCAGCAGCCCTCATTGCGCTCAACCGCTCTACTTGACTACCGTCTTGACGAAGGATATCAGTAATATACCAAGCATCACCAACATAGTCAGTAATCGTCAAGGTAACATTACCAGTATCGATTGCGTTATATACCGGCGCTTGATTCTCATAAACATCTTGAATCGTAGCAGTACCGATAGTTTTGATATTAAGGGTAGTACCAGAACCAAAATCACTTACATCTCGTGTCCAGGCATCAGGCAATAACCCATCGTGAAGATTTTCCAAGATAAACTTGGAATACTGCTGCGCTTCAATAAAGGCAGTAGTATTGGTGGTTAAATGACTCATTATTGTCTCCTATTACATATTTGAATCCTCCTGCACCAATTGTCCTGCTCGTCGCCATTCGCTAACTAACTCGTCGGTAGTCGCTCCAAACAACACGCTCTTAGTTGGTTTCGGAGGTACATTAGATTGATTAACATTAGTTATTGATTCCATCTTAATACCCGAATGGGTTTTACTAGGAATCTGCTCTTGAGAACCAACAGAAAAGAACGATAGAAAAGCTTTAGGAGAAGTTTCAGCTAAGGATTTCATAAATCCCAAGTCTACTCCCATCTCATTAGCTTTAGCAGCAATTATCTGATCACGCTTTTCTCCAAATTTAGAATCCAAAGAAGATTGAACAGATTTTAAATTATTACGCTTTTGTTCTTGAGTACGTTCTTCTGCATTTACAGCTCTCACTAAGTTAATAACTGCATCTTTATCCAAGGAGGGGGAGGGGTTGCCTGTCTGTCCTTGTTGTGCCTTCATCTCATTAATAATTTCTTCTGCTGTTTTAGCCTTATTCATTTGTTCCTCTAATGCGCGTAACCTTTCCCGCATCTCACGATTCTCTTGTTGAATCGTATCAATATGGGATTGTGCATGAGGAATAGACTCTAGGGCCTTAGCAATATCAGAATACTTTTTACCATCTCCAATAAGATCTTTTACCGTGTCGGGTATAGAAAACATTGAAGGTTTTACATCCGATTTTGCAGGTTCGCTTGTCGGCTGGGCTGCGGGAGTTTCTTCAAAAATTGTGGTTTGGTCTACCATTATAAAATTTACCTCTTGTCGAGAGTTATTAAGCTTAATACCTTTCTTAAGGTACGCTGTTCGCCGAGGGAATCGGCTTGATATTCACTCCAACTAGGGAGTTCATATTTCTTTTTATCGCTGCTTTCTTTGATAGAGATAGCTAATTCTTCTTCTAAAATCTTTCTCATACGGTCTAATAAGAAAGATGCAGCGGCTAAATAATCCTTTATTTCCTGTTTTTCTTGCTCTGTTTTGCAATACTTAAACCATCGAAGGTCCATTATTTTTTCTTCTTCTTACTTTTCATTGCCTCACCGGCTTTCTCTGGATTACCTTCTTCCATAGCCTGTCGGCGTTTCTTAAGCTTTTCAGCAAAACTACCTTTACCAGCAAACACATCAGCTTTTCGTTTTGCCGGTTTCTTTTTTGCGGCCATTTATTTTTTCCTCTTGGCTGTTTTAGTTCTCGAAAAAGACCTATTTTTACTAGGAGATTGTTTATAAGTTTTACCTTTTGCTCCGGGTTTACTGTGGGCTATATCCTTCCCATCACCATTACCATAAGTTCCTGCATCTCTGTTAGCCTTGTTATTTCTAGCTCTCTGTTTTTTAGCTTTAGGTTTACTATGGTAATTATCGTATTCTTTCTTATAATTACGCTTTTTACTCATTAAATTACTCCCATTCCAGGCTCTGCTCCAGCTATTTCAGAATCTTCAACATCTAGCGAGGGGGTCGCCTGCTCTACTGCTAGATCTTCTTGAATTTGATTAACTAGCCGTTGTGTTTCAGCCTGTTCAATAATACCAATATTATCTGAGAATAAATCAAACCGCTCGAACCCAAGAACTTCTTCTACAAGACGAGCAAGCTTCTTAGAACTCATATGGGGGGCTATTACCTGTCCTATAGGACTTGTCATAACTCCATTTAAGTTCTGAATCAATTGTGCTTGGGCTGCAAAATGACGAGCACCAATAGGACGAAGTTTGCCTTTAGCTGTAATATCTTCTTTGGTCACAGTAAGAAATTCAGCTACTCCAAAATCCTCATCCATAATGCGAATCACATCTTTCCCATCCAGCATCCTCTTACTCATCTCCAAGAACCCATTAACCAGAGGTTCTAAGACCTCTTTCTCAAATTTCGCAATTTTGATCTGGAAAATGCGACTTGCAGCGTTTTCGAGCCGTTGGACTTCAAACGCAGTTTTCTCACCAGGAGACCGTATCCCCATCGCCTCTTTCGGAGCACCTGCATACTCCTCCATCCTACGTTCAAGAAATTCAATTTCTGCATCGGCTTGTAAAATTGGCCCTAGGTTCTTGCCTAGTTCAATAATTTCCCCATCTTCTCCAAGAAAAACTTCTGCTCCTGGACCCCATTCAAAGCTCTCAACCGCCCCTTTAAATGCGAGGGGAGGATGGATAGCCAAATCGAAAGCATCTGCTTTAGCATTCTCTAAATGGTCGATACGGTACTGCATACCAACCAAGTTATCCAAAGGCCCCATACCTATCAAATTGTCTGGCCTAGGTCTCCAAGGACAATGGACTTTATAAGACTTAAGCCATGAGGGGTTTGGAATATTCCTTACAACATGAGAACGGTCTACTACAGTAATTAGTCTATCTCGTTGTAGATTACCAAAATCATCATGAATATCTCCCTCGAACTCCAAAATTTCCACATAAGGAGATTCGTAGTATTCTTTTAGGCTACCAAATCCATCAATCGCATATCCGGTAGCTTTGTGGACATCATTTACATCATATTGGGTAATTGCAGTACGAATTTTACCAACATGATCCAGAATATCTTGGTTATACCCCAATTCTGGACGAGTTTCTAATTCTTGTCTCAATTCCCCCAGAGATTTAATATAACGAGTTATTTTTGGAGATTCTTGGTAACTAGTAGCAGTCGGATTAAATACTTGGTCAAATATAGAATGGCGAACTACTCTAGGTCCAACATAAGAAGTAATTTCTTCTCCTGTAACCGGATCTAATTTAGTATCTCTTACAAACTCTAAATCTCCCAGCACATTTCCTTCTATATAATCATATAAAAGGTCTCCTACAATCCTCTCACTCCCACTCTCTCTAAACTTATTCTTAACATAATAAGTAATAGCTTGTCTTTTAGCTTGAGTCTCAGATTCCTGATCATCTCCTTCCCAAATAAGCCAATTATCATTAGGAAATAAAGCACTCATGTAATTAGCATGGAGATTATCCCTAATTTGACAAAGTTTTGGAAGCGTTGTCGAGTTCTTCCAGGGAAGTTTATTATTAGCTGTTTTACGGGTATCTGTAGCATACACATAATTACGTAATTCAACCTTCTCTTGCAAGAATGGTTGCATCATATTACTATACATTATGTATTTATCTGTAATATCGGCAGCTAAATCCTGACGACTAATCAGATCTTTAATTTGAAGGACTTTGCCGCTCATCTATTTCTTTTTCTTTTTGGATGATTTTTTCAAATGTTTAAATTCCTCGGCTACATTTTGAGGAGGACATTTTCCCTTTGCTTTTTTACGTCCTTTAGGCGTAGTACACATCGCCATAAAGCGTTGTTGCTTTTTAGTTTTAGCAGGCATTAGTACCTAACTCCTCCAAATCTACTATGAAAAGGAATTACATTATTTCTTCGTCCTGAACCCATCCCACTAGTAGGAGCAATAGCTATATCCATTGCAGCAGTAAGGGCATCTTTAATATCGTCATGCGGAGGATTTCTCATTGAAAGTTCCTCTTCTAATATTTGACAATACCCGCCCTTGTAGTGCCAAACCTGCCCATTAGCGTAACGTGGTTCCAGGGTAGCAGCAATTCTTTCTTCTTTACTTCCCTCATTGCGGGAAGGACGATATTCATCTACAGAAAGTCGTAATCCATATTGCTTGATTAAATCTTTAAGCTCGGTTACAATTACTTGTTGTGCTACCGTTACTTCTGCTCTAATCTTTCTAAATCCCCACTTATTATGCATCTGAAGAATATGGTCGAAATAGGTAGATATCCTTCCTTCGGACTTAAATCTGTCTATATCTAATACATAAATATTCTTTTCAGAATCTACACCGATAACTACAATAGCCGTATAATCGGCTTTCTTTTTAATAGAGAAAGCAAAATCTATTGCACTAACCAGATTTAATTTATTGTCTCTATAATACCAAACTCCATCACGATCCTCTAAAAACTTTTTATCATAGTAATGAAAATTAGAAGTATCTATAAAGGCGTTATCAGGATCATTAGGGTTATTATAGTACTGGGATCTAAACTGAGTTTTGTCAAGATACTTAGCGCGCTTTTTAGCCAATATAGCTGTATCAAAACCAAACCACTTACCATCAGCTCGTTGCTGGCGAGGCCATAAAAATTCCCCAGTCCCATCTCCTCTATCTTCAACTTGATATTGCATAACTTCGTAAATAGCTTCTGATCCAATAATCTCGCCGTTCTCGTCATACTTATCCTCTTCCATTTCGATAAGATCATTATACAGATCTTTAGGATGGTAACGAGTTCCTACAACCCATTCCTGAGATCCAGTAGTTTCGATAGAGGCAAGTAAAGAATATTGTTCCTTTACTTTATTTCTACCTTCTTCAGTATAGGCATTTTCTTTTACTACAACATCATCAAGAACAGCACGATTAAAATGAAGCCCAGTAATGCCAGTAGTAAGACCGGCAGTAAAAATAGACGGGTCACGTACTCCTTCCAACTTTCTAGCAGGATGGTCCACAATAATCTCACTAGTAGTCCAACGTTCACGTTTCCCCTCATCTGGATGGATCATCTCAGGCCAATATCTTTGATATACCTTGGAAGTAAGAATATTTTTAATAAAATATAATTGCTTCTCCGCCAGGTTAGCTGTAGCTGAAATATATAGAAATGTTAAAACGGGATCTCTAGTTAATTCCCAAGCTACTCTATAAGCTATTAATGCTGACTTTTGATGGTCACGAGGAAGAAGTAGGAGTTGATGATCTCCTGCATTCTCTCTAGTCCACCATCTACCAACCTCTTCATGAATCGCACCAAGGACTCGGTGGGGGGCTACTAAGCGAATAAACGATAAAAAATCAGTTTCTGCCTGTTCTTTTATCTGTTCAAACTTAGTTAATTGACTTTTTCTCACCAATTAGTCTCTCGTATTCATCATCTACTATGGAATGGAGATTAGCATTAATTTTACGTTCTTTAGCTATTTCTTCTTTAGAGGGGCGACCGCGTTTAGTTTCCCATCCCTTTTCTGCAATATATTTAGCAGCAGATAATTGTCCTTTATCTCCCTCATCCTTAGCGATAGCACGAATAGCTCTAATAGCCTCGGCTTTCATCTTAAGTTCTAGCTCGAAACGCCAATTATCAATTTCTTTTTTTAAGTAAGCATTATTACAAACTCGCTGCCAATGATCCCATCCATCAAAATAGAGATTAGCAAATTCATACTCTGTAATATCACCAAGGTCCAAATAAAGATTTTTAAGACTTCGTATTAAATTTCCATCATGATCTGTTTGGTCATAATTTTTAAGATTATAAATCGGAGCATAATTACCATTACGATCTCTATACTCGATAAATAAACTTTGGGTACGATATTTACCAGTAGAATCTTTAAAATTATTTTCTTTTAGGTGTTTTATGTCCATTAGTTGCTCACAATAACCCACTCGGTCCCGTCATAAACTATTCCCATGAATTCACCATTCGCTATAGTTTGCGTGGTAGCGCCATCAATTGTTTCTGCCCCAGATCCGTCTAAGGTTACATTTCCAGCGCCCCCAATTCGGTTTTTAATAAAAATGCGGTGTCCGCTTGCTACTTCTGCGAATGCGGGTA